CAGAAGTTTTAAAAGCAGTACACAATTTTACAAATGGTCAGAATCAGTTTAACCTTGCTTTATACACAAGTTCAGCAACATTAAATAAATCAACTACGGCTTATACAACTTCAAATGAAGTAGCTAATGGTAATGGTTACTCTACTAAAGGAGTTGCACTTACAAACGTGACACCGGTTTTATCAGGTGATACAGCAGTATGTGATTTTGCAAACGTATCTTTTACATCAGCTTCATTTACAGCCAACGGTTGTTTGATTTTTAATGAAACAGCATCAGGTGATCCATCAGTTTGTGCGATCGCATTTGGTGGGGATAAAACTGTAACAAGTGGAACTTTCACAATAGAATTTCCAGCAGCAGACGCATCTAACGCTATTCTTCGTATAGCATAGGGTTAAAACCTTATGTCTAATACTTGGAACCAATCCGGTACTACCTGGGGTTCAAACCAATGGGGCGAGCAAGGTCCTACTGAAGTTTCTTTAACAGGTCTAAGTACTACTTCAAGTTTAGGTAGTCTAACTTTAACGATAGATGCCAACGTAGGTTTAACCGGACTTTCAACAACTTCTTCTGTTGGGTCATTATCTCCAACAACTAGTCTTTCACTAACACTAGCAGGACAATCAACAACTTCAGCAATTGGAACATTATCTGCAACAACTAGTCTTTCACTAACACCAGCAGGACAATCAACAACATCTGCAGTAGGTTCAATATCACCTGCCGATGTAATGGGTTTAACAGGAGTCTCATCAACATCTGCAGTTGGATCCGTATTTGTTGAGTCGAACGAAGAAGCATTATTAACTGGTCAATCAGCAACTGCTACAGTAGGTAGTGCAATTATATTTACTGGAATTGAATTAACTCCAGCTGGAGTTCATGCAGATTCCGCAGTCGGATCATTATCTCCGACAACTAGTCTTTCACTAACACTAACAGGACAATCAGCATCTTCAGCTGTAGGATCTATTGTTCCTGCAATAGGAGTTCCATTAACTGGGGTTTCTGCTGCGTCTACAGTAGGTTCTTTAACTGTAGGGATAGGAGTCCCATTAACAGGAGTTTCATCAACGTCTTCTGTTGGTTCTGTGCAAACTGGAATAGCTGTTCCATTAACAGGAGTTTCATCAACATCTGCAGTAGGTTCGATTTCACCTTCAGATGTAATGGGATTAACTGGAGTTTCATCAACATCTTCTGTTGGTTCTTTAGCTGTAGGAATAGGAGTTCCATTAACTGGAGTTTCATCAACATCTTCTGTTGGTTCTTTAACTGTAGAAATAGGAGTTCCATTAACTGGAGTTTCAGCAGCATCTGCAGTAGGTTCAATATCGCCTTCAGATGTAATGGGTTTAACAGGAGTTTCAGCAACATCTAGTGTAGGAGAGGTTATTGTACTGGGATATCAAGATGTTGACATAGTAGGAAATACATCATATACAGATGTAACACACGTAGCTTAGGAGAATAAATAATGGCATCAACTTTTACAGACCTCGGTATAGAATTAATGGCAACTGGCGAAAATGCCGGTACTTGGGGAACAAAAACTAACGCAAACTTAAGTCTTATTGAGCAACTAACTGGTGGCGTATTAAGTTTATCTATTGCCGGTGGTGCAGGAACTCAGGCTTTAACTATTGCAGATGGTGCTTTAACAGGTACTGCTCAACAAAGAGTTATAGAATTTACAGGAACAATATCTGGAAACAGAATTATAACGTTTCCTTTACTTACAGAAAATTTTTATATTATTAAAAACGGTACATCAGGTTCACACACTGTACAATTAAAAGCAGTCTCTGGTTCAGGAGCAACTGTTACTTTTTCAACTACTAACAAAGGATACAAACTTATTTATCTTGATGGTGTTGCAACAAACACCGGAGTTTTTGAAGCAGAAATAGGAGACATTACAGGTGTTACAGCAGGAACAAATTTAACAGGCGGTGGAACAGAAGGTGCTGTTACTATTAATTTAGCAGACGCTTCTACATCTACTAAAGGAGCTGCCTCATTTAGCTCAGATAACTTTGCTGCTAGTTCTGGTGCAATAACAATTAAAGATTCTGGGGTGGCAACAGCAGAAATTCAAAATGATGCCGTGACATTAGCAAAAATGGCTAGTGGTACAGACGGTAATATTATTTCATATGACACAAGTGGAAACCCAGTTGCAGTTGCAACAGGTAGTTCTGGTCAAGTATTAACTTCAGCAGGTGCTGGAGCGGTTCCATCTTTTCAAACTCTTAATGCTCCATCGGGAGCTGTAACTTGGAGTACGACTGTTAAAACATCTGGTTTTACTGCTTCAAGTGGAAATGGTTATTTTTGTAATACAACCAGTGCAGCATTTACAGTAACATTACCTTCATCACCATCTGCAGGAGATATTGTAGCTGTCAAAGATTATGCAAACACTTGGGATACAAATAATTTAACACTTGGTAGAAATTCTCAACCTATTGGTGGAGTTGCTGTTGATGCTTCATTACAAACAGAAGGTCTAGCAGTTACACTAGTTTATATAGATAGTACTAAAGGTTGGTTAGTGACAGATTCAGGTTTACAAGATGAAGCGCCAAGTCCACAATTTATAACAGCAACAGGTGGAACTATTACCACATCTGGAGATTTTAAAATTCATACTTTCAATTCTAATGCTACTTTTTGTGTTTCTAACGCAGGTAACGCAGCAGGATCAAATACTGTAGACTACATGGTAGTTGCTGGTGGTGCTGGTGGTGGTTCTGGAACTGGGCCAAGTTCTAAGAGAGGAGCAGGTGGTGGTGGAGCTGGCGGATTCAGAGAATCCTCTGGTGCAGCAAGTGGTTGTTATACAGCTAGTCCATTAGGAGCTTGTGTTTCAGCTTTACCAGTCAATGCTCAAGGATATCCAATTACTGTTGGAGCTGGCGGAGGTGGTGGTAACCCAGCACCGGGAACAGATGGCGGTGATTCAGTTTTTTCAAATATTACATCTACTGGTGGCGGCGGAGGGACTTCTGGTCCTGATGATGGACCTAGTAAAGGTGGTAGAGATGGTGGTTCAGGTGGTGGATTAGGTAAACCCGGTCCCCCTGGTGACCAAACTGCAGGTGCTGGAAATACTCCTGCATTTAGTCCACCTCAAGGTAATGATGGTGGTGGACCAAGACCAGCTGGTGATTATTTAGCTGGAAATGGAGGCGGTGGTGCAACTGCAGCGGGTTCTCCTTTACAAGGTATTCCAGGTGACCCAAATTTTAATGGTGGTGCAGGCGGTGCAGGTGCTACAACTTCTATCAATGCTTCTCCAACTGTTTACAGTGAAGGTGGACGAGGTGGAATATGGAATGGTCCAAATCCAGGATCTAATGATGCAAGTGCTAATACTGGAGATGCTGGTAGAGGTGGCGGAGCTGGTAATTCATATTCTGGTGAAGCTGGTGGTAGTGGTGGATCTGGAAGAGTAGTTATAAGGTATAAATTTCAATAGGTAAATATTATGGCACATTTTGCAAAAATAGGAATTAACGGAAAAATTTTACAAGTAGTAACAGTAGATAATAACGATCTAATGGACTCTAATAATGTAGAAGATGAAAGAGTAGGTCAACAATATCTACAATTACATTCTAATTGGCCAGCAGAACTTTGGATTCAAACTTCTTACAACACTTTAAATAACCAACATTCTTTAGGTGGTACTCCTTTAAGAGGAAATTACGCAGGTATAGGTTATACTTGGGATGAAGAAAATAATATTTTCTGGCCTCCAAAACTCTATCCTTCTTGGGTAAAAAATACTACAACAGCAGCATGGGAATCACCAATAGGTGATGCTCCAGCACTAACAGCCGAACAACAAGCAGATGAATCAAACGTCTATCACTATAGTTGGAATGAAGAAAATCAAACTTGGGATTTAGGAACAAGTGCCCCAAGATCAGAAGTTTCTAGCGGATAATTGACAATTTAATTCTTTTATAATATAATCCATTTTAGAATGGAAAAAAAAATACTATCAGAACAGTTATTAATTTTTAGTGACGTGGCAATGCCTAAAGGTTTTGAAATAGACCAAGATAAACTTATGGCCGACACTTTAGAGTCGTCATTAACCAATAAAGAATTTCCGTTTTCAAGAACTTGGGATATGTTAAATACTTATATTAGGGAACACGTAAATGTTGAATATAAAATTAAACTAGCTAATAAAAAATCTTGGTCAGATACATATAAACCTAATACATTATCTGAACCTTTATTAAATATAAATCATTCTAATCTTGGAGATTCTCCTGATTTTACAACTTTATATGGCACTAAAGTAAACAACTGTTGGATTAAAATATATTATGATGACAACAGACGTAAGGGTAAAAGTTTGGATATACAATTAAAAGAAAATATGTTTATCATGTTTCCCTCTAGTAATATTTACACTATTTCAAATGAACAAAAGGATTCTTTGAATTTTATTCAAACAATAACTTATACTTATTCATAATGATTAAAGAAATTGTTATTGTAGGTGGAGGCACAGCTGGTTGGCTGACCGCTGCATATCTTAATTACCAATTACCTAAATTTAAATTAACTATAATAGATAAAGAAATAGGTACACCTGTTGGTGTAGGAGAAGGAACTTTACTTGACTTCGAAGATTTTTTAAAAGGTTGTGGGTTTGATAAGAGTGAATGGTTTAACTTAATAGATGCAGTGCCAAAATCAGGTATACTTTTCCCGAAATGGGTTTCAAAATCTAATGATATATGGCATCCGTTTGAATTAGGTGTACGAAAAAATAAATTAATAAAAGGTAACTACAATTCTAATGTATCAGCTTTCAATATAGATTGTTCTAAACTAGTTTACTATATTCAAGATAAATTAAAAGATAGAGTAAAAATTATTAAATCAGATGTAGTTAAAATTAAAAGAGAAGGTGACGTAGAATATGTTAAACTAAAAAATAATAAAAAAATAAAATCAGATTTATATATAAACTGTACTGGTTGGAAAAACATTTTTAAATATAAAGATAAAAAACAATTACTCAATGATAGACTTATGTGTGACACAGCAGTTGCTGCACACGTCCCTTATAACAACAGACAAAAAGAACAACATAACTATGTTGTGTCAGAGGCTGTTGAAAGCGGTTGGATATGGAAAATACCTGTCCAATCTAGAATAGGATCTGGTTTTGTATTTAATAGAAACATAACTAAAATTGAAGAAGCAAAAAATTATTTTATAAAATATTGGGATAATAGAATTACTAAAGATAATATTAAAGTATTGGACTGGACTCCTTTTTACCTTAAAAATCCTTGGCAACATAATGTTGTAAATATAGGTCTGTCTTCTGGGTTTTTAGAACCATTAGAAAGTACAGGTATAGCTATTATTATGAGATCTATTTTTAATTTAACTAAAAGAATATGTACTTCATTTTACACAAAAAATGATATTGATTTGTACAACAAAACTATGGAGACTATGTATGAAGACTGTATAGATTTTGTAAGCATGCACTATTGTAATTCTAAAAGAAAAGAAAGATTTTGGAAAGAAGCCACTGAAAAAATTAAAACATCTGATTTACATAAAAAATATTTAAATGTTTTAAATAGTAATAAAAATTTAGAACACTTGGTTAATAATAAATTTCAAGATGTTAAAGTATTTACTGGAGCCAACTGGCTCTGTTGGTTAACTCAAATGAAATATAAAAAATATGAACCTAAATAATTACTATTGGTATTTTAAATCTGCTGTACCTTCTAGAATTTGTGATGACATTATAAAATATGGATTATCTAAATCAGAACGTATGGCAAGAACTGGTGGGTATGGTGATAAAGAACTAACTAGAGATCAGATTAAAGATATGAAACGTAAAAGAAATTCAGATTTAGTTTGGATGAATGATCGGTGGATTTACAATGAACTTCAACCTTATGTTCATTTAGCTAATAAAAAAGCAGGTTGGAATTTTAATTGGGAAAGATCAGAGTCTTGTCAGTTTACAAAATATAAACTTAATCAATACTATGACTGGCATTGTGATAGCGACAGCAAACCTTATGAGAAAGGAAATGACAAAGGTATGATTAGAAAACTATCTATGACTTGTCAACTAACAGATGGGTCAGAGTATGAAGGAGGAGAATTAGAATTTGATTTTAGACAATATGATCCTCATATGAGAGATGAGTCTAAACATTTACAGAAAGCAAAAGAAATATTGCCTAAAGGAAGTATTATTGTATTTCCTTCATTTGTATGGCATAGAGTTAAACCCGTAACGAAAGGAACACGATATTCATTAGTGATGTGGAGCACTGGATATCCTTATAAATAATATGCATATACATAATCATTTTAGCACGACTATTTGGACCGAGCATAAACCAGAGTTTATAAAATCAGCAAATAAAGCTAGTAACAAATATATTCTTGACGCACGTAAAAGAGAAAAAAATTATATAAAAGAACATGGTGATTTTGGAACATCCTATCATTCAACACCTCTTATCCATGATAATAATTTTATTGATTTAAGAAATTATGTTGGTCAAAAATCTTGGGAATATTTAGATCACCAAGGTTTTGACATGTCACAGTATACAACTATGTTCAGTGAAATGTGGGTACAAGAATTCTCTAAAAAAGGCGGTGGTCATCATTCAGCACACGTCCATTGGAATCAACATGTATCAGGTTTTTATTTTTTAAAATGTAGTGATAAGACTTCTTATCCTGTATTTCATGAGCCACGTGCTGGAGCTAGAGCTACTAAATTAAAGATGAGACCAAATTTAAAACGTATATGGCCTGGTAATGATCTAATAAATATTAAACCTACACCTGGAACTTTAGTTATATTCCCGGGTTATTTGGAACATGAGTTTGTTATAGATCATGGGGTTGAACCTTTTAGGTTTATACATTGGAACTTACAAGCGGTGCCAAAAGAAATGGCTAAAGATGTTTAAGAAAAAAAAATATACAATTGTTCGTCAAGCTATTTCAAAAGACCTAGCAGCTTTTGTTGCAAATTATTTTATGATGCAAAAACAAGTTTTAGATACATGTTTAAAAACTAAATATATATCACCTTTTGAAACTATGTTAGGAACCTATAGTGATACACAGATACCAGAAACCTATAGCCAGTATTCTAATATAGCTATGGAAACTTTAATGTTAAAATGTCAACCACAAATGGAGAAGGCAACAGGTTTAAAATTGTATCCAGCTTATACTTATGCAAGGATATATAAAAAAGGCGATGAATTAAAACGACATAAAGATAGATTCAGTTGTGAAATATCTACCACTATGAATCTTGGTGGTGATGATTGGCCTATATATCTTGAGCCATCTGGAGAAAGAGGTAAAAAAGGTATTAAAGTAGATTTAAAATCTGGAGATATGCTAGTATATTCCGGTTGTGATCTAGAGCATTGGAGAAATAAATTTAAAGGTAAAGAATGTATTCAAGTATTTTTGCATTATAATAACCGTAAAACACCGGGAGCAAAAGATAATATGTTTGACAAGCGTCTACATTTAGGACTTCCATCTTGGTTTAAACGGTGATATATCCTGTAATAGGATAGTAATACACCATACCTACTGTCCCTTTATAGGTATTATATATGTTACAAAAATTAGGGTTTGCTCCAGGATTCAACAAACAAGTAACCGAAACAGGCGCTGAAGGTCAGTGGTTTGATGGAGATAATGTACGTTTTAGATATGGATCTCCTGAAAAAATAGGTGGTTGGGAACAACTAGGTAGCAATAAATTAACTGGTGCTGCAAGAGCCATCCACAATTGGAATGATAATATAGGTACAAAATATTCTGCAATTGGCACTAATAGAATTCTTTATGTTTTTTCAGATGGTGACTACTATGATATTCATCCTATAAGAACTACAATTACTGGTGCAAATTTTACAAGTACAGCAGGATCATCAACAGTTACAGTAACTGTTTCGTCAGTTCATGGTTTGCTGGATAATGACATAGTATTATTTGATGCTGTTTCAGGGTTATCTGGATCTACTTTTACAAATGCTACATTTGAAGATGAAAAATTTATGGTAACTTCGACACCGACTAGCACTACTTTTACAATCACAATGGCAACTACAGAAGCAGGCACACCTGTGACTAATGCTGGTTCTGCTTCGGTCTTATGTTATTATACTGTAGGGGATGCTACACAACAATCTGGTTTTGGTTGGAGTTCAGGTTTATTTGGAGGTACATCACCAGGTCCCGCAACAACAACTCTTGCAACTGCTTTAACAAATACGACAGGAACAACAATTGTCTTAACAAGTTCTGCCGCGTTTCCGGCATCGGGGACAATACAAATAGGAACAGAATTTATTACTTACACAGCAAATAATACGGGAACAGGAACCTTAAGTGGTGGTGCCAGAAGTGCTAATGGTAGTACAGCTACAACACATAGTGCGGGTGCTACTGTTACTGATATTTCAAACTACAACGGATGGGGTCAAGCTGCATCTTCTACACAGTTTACATTAGACCCTGGTTTATGGGTTCTTGATAATTTTGGTACAAAATTAATTGCTCTTATATATAATGGGGAATGTTTTGAATGGGATGCGCAACCTACAAATTCTTTAACTACTCGGGCAACTATTATTTCAGGTGCACCAACTGCTTCGCGTCACATGTTAGTATCAACCCCAGATAGACATCTAGTATTTTTTGGAACAGAAACAACTATCGGAGATAAAACTACACAAGATGATATGTTTCTAAGATTCTCTGATCAAGAAAATATTAATGAGTATACAATAAAAGCAGATAATACTGCAGGTTCTCAAAGGCTTGCTGCAGGATCTAAAATCATGTCTGCTATTAAAGGTAGGGATTCTATTTATGTATGGACAGACACAGCATTATTTTTAATGCAGTTTGTTGGAGCACCTTTTACTTTTGCATTTCAACAAGCAGGGACTAACTGTGGGTTGATTGGTAAAAATGCTTGTACTGAAGTTGATGGTGCTGCATATTGGATGTCGGAAAATGGTTTCTTTAACTACGATGGACAATTAAAATCTATGCCTTGTTTGGTTGAAGATTTTGTTTATTCAAAAGATCCCGGACTTGGTATTAATTTTGTAACTAAAGATTTAATTAATGTAGGTATCAACAATCTTTTTGGAGAAATAAATTGGTTCTATTGCTCATCTACGGCCACCTCGGTTGATAGAGTAGTTACCTATAATTATTCAGACTCTACAAGTCAAAGACCTATTTGGACAACAGGGTCCTTAAATAGAACTGCTTGGGTAGATTCTGCTGTATATACTAAACCCCATGCAACACTTTATAACCCTAGTGATAACGCTTCATATGATGTTACTGGCAATGTAGATGGAAGTAGTATATACTATCAACACGAAACAGGGACTGATCAAGTTAATGCAGGCAATGCAATTACTGCCATTAATGCTAATATTATTTCCGGTGATTTTGATATTACTCAAAAAAGAAGTAATACAGGTCAAGCGGTAGGTACCCCTGATCTTAGAGGAGATGGTGAATACATGATGAGAATAAGTAGGTTTATACCCGATTTTATAGAACAAACAGGTGATACTGAAATTTCTTTTACTACAAGAAACTATCCTAATACTGTTGCAACAACTACAAATTTTACATCAACCGAAACTACAAATTTTAAAAGCACTAGACTTAGAGCTAGATCAATTGCATTAAAAGTATCTAATACAGGGTCTGGAAAAAACTGGAAACTTGGTACATTTAGATTAGACATTGCACCAGGAGGAATGAGATAATGGCAACAGATGACGAGATAAGAGCACAAGGTATAAAGTTTTTACCTAAGCAAGAATATTTACAGAATCCGTATGAGTTACCTACTGATACTGAAGAAGGTATTGTAAATACAAATTCTTTTGTAAACAATAATGATGGTGGATCTGACCCTATTTACATAGGTCCTGCTGGTAATTTAATAACGGATTTTGATGCTGCTACTAGTGCAAGACAAAATAGATTTAATAATCCTTCTGATACTTTTTTAGGTTTTAATACTATGAGAGATCAACAATTAACTGGAGCAGACGCAGGATTTTATGACACCATTCCTCAAGAACAGACTATGATGGGTAAAGCACAAAGTTTTTTAACACCACAATCGGCAGATCAAATTATATCCCAAGGTTATAAACCTCAAGTAAAATTAGGTATTCTTGCAAATCTTTTGCCAGATAACTACGGAACATTACCTAGAGCTGATCAAGCTTTCATTGCACAAAATATGGGCTACTCAGGTCCAACTGTTTTTGGAGAGAACAAAGGTAATCAAGATCCTTTTGGAATTAATACTAGATCTGCATTTGGTAACTATGGAGAATATGTTAGCGAAAAAGCAACAAGTTTAGAAGAAGCTTTAGAAGATGCTAAAAATAAAGATAAGTACAACAAAGGAGGAAAATTTAATAAAGCATTATTTGATAAAAATACAAAATTACTAAGAACTAAGTTAGATTTTTATAGAAATAAAAAACAAGAAAGGGAACAAATACAAAGTTCTGTTTTAGAAGGACAAATGGAAAGAGACAGAGACGCTGGTGCAAAAGGTATATCAGATCCTCAAGATCAATCAAGAACAGGATCGTCTGGTAGAAGACCTGGATCAGGTGGTAATGTTACTGCAACAGCAGCTAATACAAACAAAGAAACAGGAACAACTTATGATAGTGGGGGTAGAGAAGGTTTTGGTTATGGTCTTAAAGAAGGTGGTAGAGCCGGATACTTCTTTGGTGGTAGAGCAAAACTAAAAAGTGGTGGTAGAATAAATTTTAAAGGCGGTGGCATGGATATGGGTAATGAAGAAAACCAAAAACAAAGTGCTGCCATGGGTAATACTACTGTTAGTAGTAATAATGATGGTAGTAATGACAACCCTGCAAATTTTTTTGTTGAAGATAAAACTAGTATAGTTGATAATTCAGGATTATTATCTAAAAGTCCTGAAATTAATGTTGATTACACAGACCCTAGAAACTATGCTTCTTTAAAATCTAGAATCTATAACACAAATATCTTAGATAACGATAACATAAACGTAGACGGAACTTTGTCAGGAGAAATTGGTCCAGTTAATTATGGTGTAGATTTTACAGACCAGGGTATTACAAATACTAATTTAACAGCCGGTAATTTTAGTGCAGGTATTGATGCCAATAAAAACTATAATGTAGGTTACGCAAATAATTATAATGGTATTGATTATGGCACTACGTATGACAGCGATGGAAACTTAATGTTTAATGCAGGAGTTAAGTTTAAAAACGGCGGCAGAGCCAGATACGCGGAAGGTGGACCTATTTACTCAAGACTAGGTACTTTAAGTTCTGGGGTACAGTCTGCTGAACAACAACTACAAAGTATTAATGCTTCACTACAGAAAGCTGAATCTGATTTAGGTGGAGAATCTTCTGGTGGTGGATCAAGTTTGTCAGGCGGCCCAAGTTTTACTTCTAATTTTCAAGATGCTAATAACCAGGGTCCTGGTAGCAATCTTCTTTTTGGTGGTAGCATGGATCAAGATTCTCCAAGCACCGCACCTACTACTAATACTTTTGTTCCAGAAGAAAGTCCTACAACCAATTCTTTTGGTGGTCCTTTACAACAGTTACAAACTGCAAATCCAATAAGTTCAATTGGAGGTCAAGATCCTGTAAGTTCAATTGGAAGTCAAGATCCCGCAAGAGAAGCTTACGATAAACTTCAAGCAAGCGTTAGAGAACAAAGAAGAATAAATCCATACACTAGAGATGTTAAGTATGGAGAAAACATGACATTCGAAGACTTTAAAAAAAGTTATGATGCAGGTACAGACCCTAACCAACCAACTTATTCTGGACCACCGTTACAAAATCAATTACAATCTTCAGGTGGAGGTTTAGGAGGATTATTTAAAGGAAATTCAGCACCTAGCACAAACCTACCAGGATCCGGGGCCCCTGGAACAGGAAACTTAATGTCGGGGTATCAAGATTTTGCAAATAAAACTTATGGTGATAGAGCAAACAATTTTATGTCAACAGCAGATAGTAGAGAATACACATTACCGGATGGTACAACAGGTAGCGGAAGTTCTACATCTATAGGAAGAATTAATGATTATTTAAAATCAATAGGTCAGCCTGAAGTAACTTATAATAATAGTGGTAATTTTGGTCCTTTACAATCAGTAAGTCAAGGACTAGGAAGTATTTTATAATGGCTAAACTTGTACAATCATTAACTAGAGCAAGTAAAGAATACACACAGGCTAATTTACAGTCATTGGTTAGAGACCTTGATAGTGTTATAATAAAATTAAATAGTACTTTTCAAGAAGAAATTAAACAGGAGATAGAAGCTAGAAGTTTCTTTTTAGAATAATGGCAGTAGTAAACCAATATAAATTTAAAGGTATAGATAATGATACAACGGGAAATGCTTTAGTTCCATTGGGAACAGGTAATCCTTTAGTAAATGAAACTATAATTATTAAATCATTACTTGTTACATCTGCATCTACACCAACGGTAACCGTTACAAACAATGGTATTACAGCTATTAAATCTGCAGCATTAACGGCTGATGTTACTACACAATTATTAACCCAACCATTAATAGTAGAAGGTGGCACATCTTTTACTGTACAATCAAGTAATACAGGCTCGTTTGATATAGCTATCAGTTACCTAAACATTAAAAAGGAGAAAATAGACTAATGCTAACATTGACACCAAAAGAAATAATAACTACAATTTCAAACAAAAAAACAGGAGTGGTTTACGAGACTGAAGAAGCCTTAAAAGCTGCTAATATCCCTGAAGAAGACGTACAAAGAGATGTCAGAGTTATCATGCCAGCTCTTGATTTGTCTGCAGAAACAAAGTAAAACAGATAAACTAGGATTAAAATATGGCGATTTCAAACATGCAACAACCACAACAAATACAAGGCGGCTTAGG